CTGCAGGGCTGCGATGCGAGGGGGTGCGTGGGCACAGGGGGGGTGTGCGTTATATGTATATGGCCTCGTACAAAAATCAGGAAAATAGAGTCTGTTAACCAAACTCCATATTTGGCAGCTCCCACACAGCCATAAATTAATTAGGGACAGATCAACTTCACCGATCTGCACCGTCAACTACCCAGAGATGTGTACATTCTAGTATAGAAAATGTTCAGTATACTAAACAATTAGGGACAGATCAACTATGCACATAAAGCTGCACAAACCGCTACCTTCTGTACACATAGATGTTAACAAATAAGAACAATTCTCATTGAAGTTTCATGCAAACTTAGACACCCCCGTATGGACCATTTTGTTATTTATGCAATGTTTCTGATATGCCCTACAAAAAAAGCTTGACATTGGTTTCGATATGTGTAAAACTACCCGTACCTGCACCATGTATGCTCTATGCATACAGGCGATACGAAACAAAGTATAGGCTACCTTCCGGCTACAGGTAAAGAAATGAGCTTGCAATCGGCTGCTGAAGAGAAAAGACTCGGAGAGAGATTCACAGGGGCCACTGTGTTTCTCTGCTCTGGATACTGGCAGTGGTACACCTTACACTGACCAGACTAGACTTGATGTGGGTACTTGTTAAAAGCTGTTGCTAAAAGGGTGGGCTAACAACAGCCATAGATGAACACATCCCTTATGGGCTTTCTAGGTGTATGTTCTAGATATTAGTGGTAGGTGGTATGTATTTCATAATGTGATATGTACCGTTCCCTACAGGTAATGGTAGTAGTTTCTTCACAAGATCTCTACCGTTACCTTCATAGACACTATAGACATACATTGGGATAGGTTGTTATGTGTAGCAATAAATGCTACCATACCACCTTAGCTAGGCTATGTTTGTTAGCATGAAGCATTATGAACTATTACACCCGACAAGAGCTAGATGACAGAGGTTTAACAAACACATACCCCTACAGTGTGGCTACACAGGCTTCACTAGCGTTACACAGAGGTTATGTAGACAAGATGCATTTATTCCACAGTGATGTTTATTATGTTAGAGCAGCACTGGAGAAAAACACAGGATATGTATTTCCTTTAGACAAAGTTGAAGATGCTATGAGAGCTGAGGGATGGAAAGAACACAGACACTTACCAAAGAAGAAACAACATGGCTACAAAGAAAAGTACAGTTAATGCTGCTGGCAACTACACCAAGCCTACAATGCGTAAGGCGTTGGTAGCTAGGGTGAAAGCTGGTACTAAGGGTGGTGATGCTGGTGAATGGTCTGCTAGGAAAGCACAGCTTGTAGCAAAGAAATACAAAGCTGCTGGTGGTGGTTACAAATGAAAGCCTCACAGAAGTCTTTAAAAGATTGGACAGACCAGAAGTGGACAACAAAGTCTGGTAAGCCTTCTGCTAAAACAGGAGAGCGTTATCTTCCTGAAGCTGCCATTAAGTCTTTAAGCTCTGCTGAGTATGCAGCCACCACTAAGGCTAAGCGTGAAGGTACAAAGGCAGGTAAGCAGTTTGTTAAACAGCCTAAAGAAATTGCTAAGAAAGTGAGCAAGTTTAGATGACTATTCCAGAGCGAGTTAAAAGTAAGATGAAAGAGGAAGGTCTTTCAGGAGTAAACAAACCTAAAGCTACACCAAGCCATCCTACAAAGAGCCATGTTGTTATGGCAAAAGAGGGTGAAGAATATAAGCTTGTTCGTTTTGGGCAGCAAGGTGTTAAAGGTGCTGGAGCCAACCCTACCAGTGATAAAGATAAAGCTAGGAAGAAATCTTATTATGCAAGACATAATGCTCAAGATCCTAGTCCAGATAAATTAAGTGCTCGCTACTGGTCCCATAAAGTCAAGTGGTGATATAACATAAGTGGTAACTAAAAGGAGAAACTATGGCTACCGATGCAGAGAAAGTTAAGATGTACCGTGAGAAGGCTAAGGACACTACTATCCCTCAAGAGGTGCGTAACACCTACTTGGACAGAGCCAATGAGCTAGAGCGTAAAGCCTTTGAAGCTACTAAGGCTGCTCCAGCCACTCCTGAGAAGAAGATGATGTATGGTGGCATGCCTGTTCGAGGTAGCCGTACAGCCACTAACCAAGCGAAGAAGATGATGGGTGGTGGTTATGCCATGCCAGCAAAAACACCGATGATGGCTAAGGGAGGTGCTGCTTCTAAGAAGCCTGTTCTTGCCATTATGATTGGTGTTGGTAAGCCTTCTGCTAAAGATGCTCCTAAAGGTGGTCCTGCTAAATATATGGAGTTTTCTAACAAAGGAAAACCAAAAGGTATGGCTTCTGTTAAGGCAATGGCTAAGAAGGGTAAGTGATGGCACTGGTTAAGAAGAGATGTCCTGCTGCAACGCAGGATGTTCACATTAACTTAAAGAACAGGAACATAGCTTTCAAAGAGTATGGCTATGGTCCTCCCAATCCCGAAGCTGACAACAAAGAGTTTTGGGATGTTAAGATGAAGATGTATAACGCTTCATATGATGATATCAAAGATATGAAGTGTGGTAATTGTTCTGCCTTCATTCAAACAGATAGCATGATGGCTTGTATTATTGGTGGTCTGGAGAAGGATGAAGCTGAGAATGAATTGTCTTATGACGAAGAGTTTGTAGCTGCTGCTGACTTAGGCTATTGTGACTTGTTTCAATTCACTTGTGCTGCTGCTAGGACATGCGATGCATGGAAGAGTGGTGGACCTATTAAGGGTAAATGATGGCTACTAAAAAGCAAACAGCTAAGATTGGTAAAGTGATGGGTGAGTTTAAGGACAAAGGCTTGCATAGTGGTAAAGGCGGCAAAGTTGTTACCTCACCTAAGCAAGCCATTGCCATTGCCTTGTCTGAAGCTAAAGTGAAGCCTAAGAAGAAATGACAATTACTAGCTACCCAGAATTTGTACGCATTGCTGGTAGTGGAAACACTGTTAGCATTGGTGGAACTAACACTGATGCCTTTGGGAGGATAAGGGTTAGTCAGCCTTATACATTGTTTGATAGCCAGAATAGGTATGGTATTGATAGTCAATTCAGTACCTCCACTGCTGGTTCTGGGGCAGCTACTCATCTCTCTAATGAGTCTTCTGTAAATATGGCTGTGTCTACAACTTCAGGTGATGAAGTGGTGAGACAGACATTTAGAGTGTTTCCTTATCAGCCGGGTAAGAGCTTGTTGTTATTGGCTACATTCAAGATGGATACAGCCAAAACAAACTTGAGACAAAGGGTTGGTTATTTTGGAACAGATAATGGTGTGTTTTTAGAACAGGGTGCTAATGGAATTACATTTGTTCTAAGAACATCTACCAGTGGTTCTGTAAGTGATGCACGATATGCAGCTAAGGCTAGTTGGAATGGTGATAAGCTGGATGGTACAGGTACTAGTGGTATCACATTAGACCTGACCAAGACACAAATCTTGTTCTTAGATTTTGAATGGCTTGGTGTCGGTAGTGTTAGATGTGGCTTTGTTATCAATGGACAATTTATTGTTGCCCATACTTTCCACAACTCAAATATAGAAACTGCTGTATATATGACTACAGCCATTCTTCCTGTTCGTTATGAAATAACTAACACAGGAACTGTAGCTTCTTCGTCAGCAATGAAACAGATATGTTCTTCTGTTATGTCTGAGGGTGGCTATGAAGCAGTATCTCAAGAACACGCAGCCAGAATGGTATCTGCTACAACAGGTACATTTTTAACAACAACATTTAAACCATTAGTTTCTATAAGACTGCCTTCTACAGCATTAGGTGCTGTAGTGCTTCCATACAATTTAAATTTCTTACCTACCACTTCAGACAATTATGAATTGGCTTTGTTTAAAAATACAACATTAACAACACCAACATGGACAGCGGTTTCTTCTACTAGTAATGTAGAACAAGATTTAGCATCAACATCAATGACTGGTGGAACTATATGTTACAGTGAATTCACTACAGGTAAATCAGGTAGAGTACCATTAGCTACAGGATCTGGTTATAACTGGGATTTACAACTTGGTGTTTCTTTGGCTGCTGTTAGTGATATATATACATTAGCTGCGAGAACAATATCAGGGACTGGTGGCGGTATTGGTTCTCTTACATTCTACGATTTAACATGACAACAAAGAACAGAACTGTAGCTGCTGTATTAACAACCAGCAACCAAGACATCTACACAGCCCCTCCTACATTCAGGGCTGCTGTTGAAAGCATCTTCGTCACCAATGTAACAAGTAGTGCTGTAACATTCTCTTTAGACTGGTACAGCCATACGAATACAACCTATTACACAATTGCTGAGACAGTGAGACTAGAACCAAACAGCATGCTGCAAATTACAAATGCTTTCTATTTGTTACATGATGACAAGATTAGAGGACTATGCAGTGTAAACAGTGCGGTGGAAGTAAGCGTTAGAGTATCTGAACAATTCACCACTTCAACTATTTAAAGAAACATTATGGCTAAAAGAGAACTAAGCGAACAACAGAAGAAATTCATTGAGGTGTTATTTGCTGAGGCTGGGGGCAATCCTTCCAAGGCAAGACAGCTTGCTGGTTACAGCGAAGGCTATGCTACCAAGATGATTATGGACACTCTCAAGGAAGAAGTGATTGAGGCTACACAGCTATACATCGCTATGAATGCTCCTAGAGCAGCTATGGCGGTTGTTAGTGGTATTTCCGATCCTACAGAGCTAGGCTTGAAAGAGAAGCTCAACGCTGCTAAGGATTTGTTAGACAGGGCTGGTTTGGTGAAGACAGAGAAAGTTCAGGTGACAGCACCTAACGGCATCATGATTTTACCAGCCAAAGACAGCGGTGAGTGAAAGAGACTTAGGGGCTTGGATATTGCCACAGCCCAAAGCAAAGGAAACATATGTACCTATTCCAAAGATTAGAAAGACTATACCATTTGGTTACAGACAAGATGAAGAAAATCCTGACCTCTTGCAGCCAATACCTACAGAACTTGAAGCGTTAGAACTAGCTAAGAAACACTTAAAACAATACAGTTCTAGACAGGTAGCGGCTTGGCTTACCACCACAACAGGTAGAACGATAAGCCATGTGGGATTGTTAAAGAGAATAAAGACTGAAAGAAAGCATGGATTCAAATCCGCTACTTACCGCAACCTTGCCACAAGGCTCAAAAAAGCCCTTGAGCAAGCGGAAAGGTACGAAGAAAAATCCAAGAGGCTCGGCAGGGAAGACCCAACAGGATACTTCGAGTCAGAGCAGTACAGCAAGCTCACCGAATATATCGATAGTAAACTCGCCAGAGACTCCTCTAGCGACACCTGATGATAGGGAAGTATTGTTTAAGCCCAATCCCGGGCCTCAAACATTCTTCTTAGCTTCTTCAGAGAGGGAAGTGTTATATGGTGGGGCTGCTGGTGGTGGAAAAAGCTACGCCATGCTTGCAGATCCATTGAGGTATATGGTGCATCCGCAGTTTTCTGGGTTGCTTCTTCGTCACACGACAGAGGAACTTCGAGAACTCATCTGGAAAAGCCAAGAGCTTTATCCAAAGATTTATCCCGGCATCAAGTGGAGTGAGAGAAAGATGCAGTGGGAAGCACCATCAGGGGCTAGGCTATGGATGTCCTACCTTGATAGAGATGAAGATGTATTGAGATATCAGGGTTTGGCGTTTAGCTGGATTGGTTTTGATGAGTTGACGCAGTGGCATACGCCATTTCCGTGGAACTATATGCGTTCTCGCTTGCGTACAGCAGCGGCAGACCTACCAATCTTCATGAGAGCTACAACAAATCCGGGTGGTCCGGGCCATGCTTGGGTAAAGAAGATGTTTATTGACCCTTCTCCAGCGGGTAAAGCCTTCGATGCCACTGATATTGAGACTGCTAAACCTCTAGTGTACCCAAAAGGACACAGTAAAGAAGGACAAGCACTGTTTAAGCGTAGGTTTATCCCTGCTATGCTAGTGGATAACCCCTACTTGATGCAGACAGGTGACTATGAAACCATGTTGTTGTCTCTTCCTGAGCACCAACGCAAGCAATTGCTTGAGGGTAATTGGGATATTGCTGAAGGTGCAGCCTTCACTGAGTTTAATAGGCAGATACATGTAGTGGAACCGTTCCACATACCAAGTAATTGGACTAAATTTAGGGCTTGTGACTATGGATACGGAAGTTATAGTGCTGTGGTGTGGTTTGCTGTGTCTCCAAGTGAACAATTGGTTATCTATCGTGAGCTATATGTTAGCAAAGTGCTTGCCAAAGACCTCGCTCACATGGTAATGAGGGCTGAAGAGAACGATGGTCCTATGAGATATGGTGTATTGGACAGTAGTTGCTGGCATAAGAGGG